CAACCGCGAAGTGTAACAATAAGTTACACAGTGCAAAGTCTGCTTATGTACCAGGTTGCATACTGGGAAGTTACTGAAATCTATGCCGATGATGGCAGGCCTTCGCGCTTTGCGTGGGTGCAAAACGATCGTGTAACCGTAAAACTAAATTCAACAAGCACTGAAGTAGATTATTACACAGTTAACAATGAGCGCAGGCCACAAAGCGGCATTGGAAGTTTGATTACATTCCAGTCACTAAATCCTGGGGTGCTTACAACAGGCGCTCGCACAATACGCGCCGCTTTAGATTTAGAACGCGCTGCGCAGATAAGCGCCGCCACACCTGTCCCCTCGGGCTATTTAAAGAATTCAGGTGCAGACCTTCCTGAAGCGCAAGTCCAGGGTCTATTGGCAACATGGAAGGCTAGTCGTAATGCGCGCAGTACTGCTTACCTGACTAGCACTCTCGAATATGTCACAACTTCTTTCAGCCCTAAAGACATGATGTATGACGAAGCAAAGCAAAGCCTTAGTACCGAAATCTGCCGTTTAATGAATGTGCCTGCATACATGGCCAGCAGTGACGCCAATAAGTCCATGACTTACCAAAATGTTTTAGACGCAAGAAAAGAATTTTACGCTTATACCCTGGCACCGTATGTTTGTGCCATCGAGGACAGGCTTTCAATGAACGATATAACCGCAAACGGCAATTATGTGCGCTTCGCCAGCGATGAAACATTCCTGCGCGCGGATGCAAAAGCAAGGTTAGAAGTAATAGAAAAAATGCTGACCCTCGGATTAATTACCATTGATCAGGCAATGGCAATGGAGGACTTAACACCGAATGGAGATATAAGTTGAAATTAAATTTTAGTATGCCAATACAAGCGGCAGACACCGAGCGCCGAATTATTAGCGGCAAAGTTATGGAGTACGGCGCTATTGGATCAACTAGTGTTGGGCCTGTTGTCTTTGAGCGCGGGTCAATTCAAATACCCAATACGGCAAAGATAAAGTTGCTTGCGCAACACGAGCCAAATAACCCGATTGGACGCGCTCAATCCTTTTCTACCGAAGGCAATTTCATGTATGGCAATTTTAAGATTTCAAATAGCAGTAAGGGCACAGATTATTTAACCCTGGCTGCGGAGGACCTTGTTTCTGGGCTATCCGTCGGGGTGGAAGTAATTGCATCCCTGCCCAAAGACAATTACCTCCTTGTTACGGCAGCCACCCTGGTGGAAGTATCACTCGTGGAAAGCCCTGCGTTTGAAAACGCAACCGTAACTAAAGTTGCTGCAAGCGAAAGCGAAGCAGAGCAAGAACCAACCCAACCAACAACAGAAACAGAAAGTGAGGCAGTCGTGGAACAAACTCCCGCCGCCGCAATACCCGAGGTGGAAACTGCTCCCGTAGTTGAAGCCTCACGACCAACAATTACCACGCCTTATAATTCGCAGACAGTGCGTCATGGCATCACATCCTCAGGTGAATTGCTACGCCATAAGATTTTGGCCACGCAAGGTAACGAACAATCAAAACTATGGCTTACAGCCGCAGATGATTTCTCAAGCGCTGGATTAGGTTTTAATCCAACACAGTATTTGCGCGATATTGTTTCAACACAAGGTAATTTTGGCCGCCCTGCAATGGAATGCGTAGATCGTCAAACACTTCCAGCCAGCGGAATGACGATTAATCGGCCAAAATTCACGACTTACCCAACCGTAACTGTGGAGGCAGAAGGCGGCGCAGTAGATAATACTGACGCAGTTTCTGCATATCTAACTTCAACAGTCAGCAAGTATTCTGGAATGCAGACACTCAGTATTGAGTTACTGGAAAGATCAGATCCAGGATTCTTTGACGCTATTACAAGAGAACTTCAGAACAATTACGATAAGGTTACAGATGCAGCCGTTATTGCTGCACTAACTGCAGGTGGTACACAAGCAAGCACCGTGGCTGCCACTTCAGCAGGAATTATCTCCTATGTTTCACAGGCCGCACCAGCCGCTTATCTTGCTTCAAGTTATTTTGCGAAAAATTACTTGGCAGGTTCAAGCCAGTGGACATTGCTTCTAGGCGCTACTGATTCAACAGGCCGCCCAATTTACAATGCAGGCGCTCCTATGAACTCAGGAGGGGTTGCTGCACCAACATCCGCAAAAGGCACAGTTCTTGGATTGGATTTATATGTTGACCGCAATGTTGTTTCAACAACAATTGATGAGTCAGCATTTATTATTTCACCAGAAGCCTTTACAGTTTTTGAAAGCCCAACCGCGTACATGAGCGTAAATGTGGTTTCAAATCTCCAGGTGCAAGTGGCAATTTATGGTTACATGGCCACAATGGTAAATGTAAGCGGAGGAATTCAACGCTTTAATCTTACATAAGCAACACAACTAACTCGCTTAAGCCTGGGGTGCAGGAGGCCCTTTCCCCAGGTTTAGGCCCAATACGAGAGGAATCAAATGGCTGCTACATATACAACTATGCAAGAGTTGCGCGACTCACTTGGTATTGGCACTTTGTACACAGACCCACAAGTTGAGGAATGCTGCCAAACCGCGCAGGATTTAATTAATTCGTTTCTATGGTTTAACACTGACCCTGTTGTTGCGACAGGTTTGGCAAGTAATGTGGCAACAATTGTGATTGCTACAACGACGCCATTTGTTGTTGGTCAACAAGTCACAATTGCTGCAAGCGGTGCGCCTTTTAATGGCACAAGGGTAATAACTGGCACTGGGCCTTATTATTCATCCACCACAACACTTATATTACCTTATCGCGCGGGTTACCCAGTGGGTTACCAATACTTGCAGTTTTCTATTTCAGGAGCAGACCAAACGCTGCACTTTGTGCAACCTTACGGCACCGTTACTGGGCCAGACGATAAAACCGCAAGTTATGCGAACACTGCGGCAATTAGATCAGCCTCATTAATCCTGGCAACAAACATTTGGCAATCAAGGCAAAGCACACAAAACGGGGCAATGGGTGTTGACGGATACAGTCCGAGCCCATTTAGAATGTCAAATACTTTGATGGCATCAATACGCGGGCTTTTAGCGCCTTACCTTAGCCCGCAGAGTATGGTCGGTTGAAAAATGCCAGCCGCCGCGCTAACCACCCTGCGCACAACTATCGCAACCGCCCTGGCCAATGCAGGCGTTTGGTCCACTTTTAGTTACCCACCGCCCGTGGCAATTGCCAACTCAGTTATTGTTTCGCCTTCTGATCCCTACCTTGAGCCTTCCAACAACTCGCAAAACACCCTTGCTTGTAAAGCCAACTTTAAAATTATTATCATTGTGCCTTACCTAGACAACCAGGGCAATTTGGCAAACATGGAAAGCACGATTGTTGCCGTGTTTAACAAACTTGCCAACTCCACAATTGTGTTCAATATAACTAGCGCGGGCGCGCCCTCTATATTGGATACACCAGGAGGGCAATTTATGACCTCTGATTTTACAATATCCGTTCTAACGACTTGGAGTTAAAATGACCTACCCTACAGAAGCAGATTTGGCAGTATTAAAAAAACTTGGTTTACCAGTACCCACCGAAACAAAAACACAAAAGAATGAGGAGCAAGAATAATGGCAATCTATTTAGACAACCTGGTGGGCCTAAAAATTGCCACCGTGGACTTGAGTTCGTATGTAACGGCAATTACTTTAACGCAGACTTTTGACGAAGTAGAAACCACAGTTATGGGAAATTCTGCCCACAATTTTGCGAAAGGTCTGGAAGCCTCAACGCTACAAGTGGACTTCCTGAATGACTGGGCTGCGGCAAAAGTGGGGGCAACATTGCAGGCCGCTTATGGCACAAGTGTAACTGCCGTAATGATCCCTGTCACTGGCACAATCGTATCGGCTACAAATCCGCTTTACACCGTATCAATTCTGGTCAACAATCTGACCCCAGTTGGCACAGGTGGCCCAGGCGACTATGCAACTTCAAGTATGACATTTACCTGCACTTCCACAGTTGCATATGCAACTTCTGGATCATTCTAAAAAGGAGTAAAAATGGCAAGGTTAAAAATCACTAGGGCCTCGGGAGATGTGATTGTTTCAATATCTCCCGTGGTTGAGTACGCCTTTGAAAAGTACACAGGCAATGGAATTCATAAGCAATTTAGAGATCAAGAGAAGCAGTCGGATATTTACTGGCTGGCCCACAATGCGTTAATGCGTGTTGAGGTAATCCCACCCTGGGGCGATGCTTTTCTTGAGACTTTAATTTCTGTTGAGATAATGGACGATGACGACCCAAAATAATTAATCGGGAAAGTTTTACCTACCTAGTGGCCTCACTAGCCGTAGAGTTAAAGATCTCACCCGATGAAGTATTAAGCATGGACGAACGAATGTTTAAGGCCGTATTACAGGTGTTAAAGGACAAAGCAAGGGAGGCGAAAAATGGCAGCCGTAATAAAGGGGCTCGTAGAAACTAGACGCAATTTGGCAAAATTTGAACCCGATTTAAAGCGCGAAGTCGATCGCGAGGCTAGGGCCTTCCTTAAAGTAATGGTTACCGATGCGCGAGGTTTCGTGCCTTCGTCTATGCCACAAAATTTGCACAACTGGAGCAATCGCACACTTGGCCCGCTAACTAAAGCGCAAAGTGAATCAAGACCGTTTCCCAAGTATGAACCAGGCGAAATAAAGGTTGGCTTAAAATACAAGGTTGGGGGCATGAAAAACTCTAGCAGTGGGTTTAGAGCAATTTATGCCTTGCGAAATGAAAGCCCCGCAGGTGCAATCTATGAAACTGCAGGTCGTATTAATCCAGGAGGCTTACCTTACGGCGGGCCAAATGCCTCGCGTACTGATCGCAAGGTCAGCCATTCGCGCAATCCCAATGCGGGTGCGTGGTTCATTAATGAGTTAGATAAAAATGACGGTCAACGACAAATTAAAGGCAAAAAGGAAGGCCGCTTGGCATTCAGAGCCGTTGAAAAAGATAACGGGCGCGCCATTAAAGGAATTACTGCCGCCATTACAGATGCTTCTAATAAATTTAACATTCGCGAAGGTGCAAGAAAGGCGTTTGCATGACGCTAACGATTCCAATCATTTCGACCTTCTCAGACAAAGGATTAAAAAAAGCAAGCAAGTCTGTTGACTCTTTTGCCAAATCAGCCACCCGTTCACTTGCTGCCGTGTTTGGAGTTGCCGCCATTGAACGGTTCAGTCGGGCTTCCGTAAAAGCATTTTTAGCAGACGATAAAGCCGCAACGCTATTAACTAAAACACTTACCAACCTGGGATTAGCCTTTAATGAAAAGAGCGTAAAGGGTTACATTCAAACCTTGCAGGATACGACAGGTGTGCTTGATGACAGTTTGCGCCCTGCCTTTGCCTCATTGCTCGTCGCAACTCAGGATTACAAAGCCGCGCAGGATTTACTCACAACTGCACTGGATGTTAGTGCGGGTACTGGTAAAGATTTAAGAAGTGTGAGCCAGGCGCTAAGCAAGGCATACCTGGGTAATTACGCCTCACTAAGTCGCTTAGGCGCTGGTATATCTAAGGCTGACATAAAGGCTGGCAATTTTGATGAAATGCTTAAAAAGTTAAATAAGACCTTCACAGGATCAGCACTCACGGCGGCCTCTACTTACTCGGGTCAGGTAAATATCTTAAAAGCCGCATTCACAGATTTACAGGAAGCCGTTGGCGAAGGTCTGATTATTGCCTTGCAGGATTTAGGTAAAGATAAGTCTGTCAGTAGCCTTTCTAAGAGCATGAAGGAGTTTGGCGATAACACGAAGTTTGCCATTATTGGCGTAGGTGATTTAGTAGAAAAAATTTTAGGTGTAAAAAAGAATAAGCGCACTTTTGATTTTCTTGGCAGCATTCTATTTTCCTTGCCTAAACTATTAATTGCACAAGGCAAAGCATCAGAGGCGGCTAAGGCGGCGGCCAAATACAATCCGCTTAGTTCATTAACGACTCAACTTAAAGTAAAAAAGAAAATTGTCACACTAGAAAACGCCTCGCTTGCTGCGGCTAAGGCTAAGGCGGCGTTAGATAAGGCCAACCGCGCGCTGGACTTTGCAGGCACTATATTTGACTTGGATAAAATACAACTATATGCAGCGCTGCAAGGCAAAATCACTGCAGAGGATCGCGACAAGTTAACCCTGAAATTGTTATTGCTAAATGCCGAAAACCAAACGGGCGAAGCGCTTATTAAATCAGCAGCCGAAGCAACGCGCCTTAGTGAAAAAATCCTTATGAACAACGGCCTTGTAATGACTTATGACGGCATAATTAAAAACCTAGCAACGGCAAAAAATCCATTTGAAGGTTTTGATGCTTACACTAAAGGCGTTTTGGAGAACATACGCCAAATACAACTGGCCTTAGATTCTCTTAAAATGCCAACATTAAGTGGTGGAGTCACTAACAACACAGCATTGATCCCAGGTTACATACCAGTTAACCCAGGCCCAGGGGCTCCTGCTCTGCCAGGCGCTTCTGGTAGTAATTACGGCCCAGGTTTTACTGGCGGCGTTGGCAATCCAACTGGAATTCTGAGCATGATGCCAACCAATAACGGTTTTGGAGGCGCTTCTGGCAATACTTTTACTTCAGGCTCAATTGGCGGCGTTGGCAATCCAATGGGCAATTATTCAACCGTCGTAAATGTAAACGCTGGAACAATTGCCAACCCACAAGAGATACAAGATATCGTTGTGAACGCGATACAAACCGCGCAACGCCAGGGCAACAGCACAAATTACGCAGGAGGAATGTAATGGCTGCCCCTACTGTCCAAGCAATAATAAACTTTTCAACTGGCCCAAGTTTCGCCCAAGCAATGATTTTAGACACTGGGTTGCTTGGCACAAATATCTTGGCAGATGCCACTTCAGTAATTGTAGATGTCTCAAGCCAAATTAATTCAATCATGATTAAACGCGGGCGCAATGCCCAGGCCGACCAATTCCAGACAGGCACACTCTCGCTGCGAATTGTTGACCAACTAGGGTATTTCAATCCTATGAACACAAGTGGGCCGTATTATGGCCTGCTTAATCCAATGGTAAAAATACAAATTAACGCCGTAAGTTTAAGCGTTGTTTATCCGCTTTACAGTGGGTTCATCACAAGTTTTACAACAACTACACCGACTCAAGCCTTAGATGATGTTGTTTACACAATGATTGAGGCGGTCGATGCATTCCGTTTAGCACAAATGGCTCAAATAACAACCGTGGCGGGCAGCGCCGCAGGCGATTTGAGTGGCACAAGGATTAACCAAATACTCGACCAAATAGCGTGGCCTGCCTCTATGCGAGATATTGACGCGGGGCAAACCACGGTCCAGGCCAACCCTAATACTGCGGCAACGGCCCTTGGATCAATGCAGAAGATAGAGTTGGCAGAATATGGCGCGCTTTATGTTGACGCAAACGGTTCATTCGTATTTCAAGATCGTTCGGTTACCGCAGGTTCAGTAGCAAACACGCCAATAGTATTTAATGATAACGGCACAGGTATTGCTTACTTTGATGCTATTTGGCGGCTAGATGACACCCTTGTTTACAACAACGCAAGCATTACTAGGACAGGCGGCAGCGCCCAGGTTGCCACCAATGCGGCTTCAATTCTTAAATACTTTGACCATTCCTACAATCAAACCGCAATGATGATGCAGACCGATGCCGTGGCCCTTGATTATGCCCAGGCCTATGTTGCCTCAAGGGCTGAAACCTCAGTTAGATGTGATGCCATTGTGTTAGACCTTTACACTCCTAACTACGCGGCGGGCGTGTTGGCTGCAATGACGCTGGATTATTTTGACAATGTAACAATTAGCACCACGCAGCCAGGATCAAGCACTTTAACTAAAACCTTGCAGGTATTTGGCGTTGCCTATGTAATATCACCAAATAGTTTTAAGGTAACTTTCACGACACTTGAGCCTATTTTAGACTCATTTATACTAGACTCAACTTTGTACGGAATTTTGGATACTTCCGTATTAAGTTATTAAGGGGTAAAAATGGCTAAACAGACCTTCACAACTGGGCAGGTTTTGACTGCTGCCCAGATGACTTCACTGCAACAAACAGCAATGGGTGGGGGATCTGCCACGGCTAAAACAACCTCTTATGTTTTAGTTGCTGCCGATGCTGGCACTGCTGTTCAAATGAACGCAGCAGGTGCAACAACAATTACAGTAAATACCGCACTCTTTGCGGCTGGTGATACTGTTCAAATTCAAAATATCGGCGCAGGTGTTTGCACAATAACGGCTGGCACTGCAACGGTCAGCACAAGTTCAGTTTTAGGATTACAACAATATGACGGCGGTTTTCTTTATTTTACAGCAACAGGTGCCGCAATTTACTTCGCTTGGGATGCAGCCGACTCATCTGCCGCCGCCGCAGGAACTCTGACAGGTGCAACGCTAGCCTCAAATGTTTTAGCCTCATCGCTGACTTCATTTGGCACAACCCCAGTGATCGCAAGCCCTAAAATTTCATCAACTTACACCGCCAAGACCGCCGCCTATACCTTCGCAAGTGGAGATGAAGGCAACTTATTTTCAATGAACAACGCGGCGACTGCCCAGTTCAATATCCCAACAGATGCAACCTTCAACTTCGCAGTCGGCACAGAGATAAATGTGTTTTGGATTACAGGTGCAGGTCAGCCAACAATCGGCGCGGTAACCCCAGGAACCACCACCGTCATCTCAACAGGTGCTACAAGTGCTACGCCCAAATTGCGTGTGGCTAACTCTGGTGCTACTTGTAAGAAACTGGCGGCGAATTCTTGGATTGTGTTTGGAGATATTTCCTAATGACTCCAATTTTAGGAATTATGGCAAGCCAAAATTATGTTAGAACTAAACCCGTGGACATTTTGGTTATTGCTGGCGGCGGCGGCGCAGGTGGCGATGTTAGCGGCGGCGGCGGCGCAGGTGGAATTGCGTATTTTGCGGCGTCAGGTGTAGGAATAACTGCTTACACAATTACTGTTGGCGGCGGCGGCGCAGGTGGCGCGGCTGGATTCTCGCAAGGCACTAGCGGAGTCAATTCGACTTTTTCAAGTTTAACCGCAGGATCAGGTGGTGGCGGTTCAGGTGGGCTAGGAGTTTCAAGCGGCGCGGCTTTGGCTGGCGGCTCAGGTGGTGGCGGTGGTGGTGGTGGTGGAAGCGGCGCGGCAAGCAACCAATCCGCAAGTGGCACGACAAATTCTTACGGCAGCGCAGGTGGTAATAATAGTGGCAATACTGGTGGTGGTGGTGGCGGTGCAGGCGCGGTTGGCAGTAATGCTAATGGCAGTCTCGGTGGCAATGGTGGCAATGGAACAAACGCATTTTCAGTCTGGGCTACCGCAACTACAACGGGCGTAGCAGGATATTACGGCGGTGGTGGTGGCGGTGGTGGTACTTACACGGCTGCAACTGGCGGGGCAGCAGGATTAGGCGGTGGCGCGGCAGGATTAGAAGGCGCTGGTGCTTGTAATAGTGGTACCGCTAATACGGGCGGTGGCGCTGGTGGTATTCGTGAAAAAACCTCAACTAGCGGAAATGGTGGATCAGGTTTAATTCTTGTTAGATATACAACGGGTTCAATCACCGCAACAGGTGGTACTACTTCAACTAGCGGTGGATACACATATCACAAATTTACTTCAAGCGGCACATTTACGAGAACGGCTTAAGATGAGTCATTTTGCAGAAATTGATGAAAACAATTTAGTCATTCGCGTTCTTGTCGCTGATAATACAATGCCAAACGAAGGTTATGACTGGTTAATTGATAACTTAGGCGGCACTTGGATTCAGACTTCCTACAACTCAAAGATTCGCGGCACTTACGCAGGAATCGGAATGACTTACAACCAAACCGAGGATATCTTTATCACTCCACAGCCTTATCCTTCTTGGACTCGTAGCGGTTCATTCTGGAACGCTCCTACTCCAATGCCTGATGACGGCAAGAGGTATTTGTGGAATGAAGCCGAATTGAAATGGCAAGAGTATGGAATTGCCTAACGGCACACTTAGCACAATGCTTGAGGTTGCACTTAAGGAAGTTGGTTATGCCGAAACGCCTGACAACATAACAAAGTACGGGGCAGTAATGAAGGCGCAGGGGCAACCCTGGTGTGGCAGTTATATCAACTGGTGCGCGGGTGAGGCGGGGGTTGTAATGCCAAATGTGGTCTCAACCATTGCAGGGGCTAAAAAGTTCAAGGCCGCAGGTAAATGGTTTGTTAACCCTAAAGTTGGCGACCTAGCGTTCTTCGATTTCATAGATGACAAGAAAACGGTGATCCAACACATAGGATTGGTTGTAAAGGTGGGAGAACATTCCATAGTTACAATCGAGGGCAACACTTCAGATAAAGGCAGCCAATCAAATGGCGGGCAGGTCTGTATGAAAACCCGAAAAATAGGGCCTAACTCATTCGTGGTCGGTTACGGTCGGCCCGATTACAAGGAGGCATAAATGGATCAAGCAAAACTATTAGCAGCATCATGGGGGCGCTCATTTTTAACCGCCGCCCTAACCTGTTACTTAACCTGGGGATCGCTTAACTGGAAAATGATGCTTAACAGTGGCCTTTGTGCCGTTGTGCCCGTCATCTTGCGCTGGTTAAACCCTAAAGACGCTGCATTTGGGTTAGCGGCTAAGAAGTAATGAACGCTCAGGCCTGGGTTGCCGTTGCCGTAGGTGTCATGGCAATCCTGTCTGGGGTGTTTGGCTTTATGCGCTTTATGATTAAGGCCATAATGTGTGAAATAGGGCCGCAGGCTAACGGCACAAGCCTGAAAGGGCAGGTCAGCCGCCTAGAACGCCAAATGGAGCGCCTGGAATCACGCCTCGATGCGGGCCTACTGAAAGATTAACGCGACACGCCCATTGCGCCTATTGCGCCCTTAGCGCCTTTAGAGTATCTTTTAGTCACTGGCAGATCGCCAGGGTACTAATAGATTGGGCCTCAAATGTCAAAGATGGGCGAAATTTACGCAGAGATTGAAGAGTTTTTAGATTATAACTGGTTTATGATTAAAGCCGAAAAATATGAATGGCTGAATGTTTCGATGTTATCCGAGGCAAAACGCTAATGGTTACTTTAAACATCGAAGTCACCCCGTTGGATTTTGAACAATTGACCACCAATTCTATGGAAGGTGGCAGTCACTGGTTGAAGCAGCAAGATCGCTTTGAAATTGTATCACCAAGCCAGTTTGGGGTTGTGCCAGTAGCAACTAGCAAATACCTGCACTGGTGCGAAACCTACGCAAGCGTGATGTTATGCCGCGCTTTTCTCGATAATCAACAACACGGGTGTTTTGTTGCATGGGATATTGCGGCGATGGAATATGTCATCTGTACAAATTACCCTGGACCCTTTAAGGATAAGAAATAATGGCCACAAAACAGACCTACACCACAAGCGAGGCTGCGGATTATTTAGAAATGTCCTCATCGACCTTACGGCGCCTGGTTGCCATGGATATAATCCCATGTACAACTACTTATGGTGGACATTATCGCTTTACCTTGGCAAATCTGACAAAGTACCAGGAGACGCAAAATGCTTAATTTCATTGTCAACCTGCCAACCGCCGTGTGGGTTCTAGCATTTCTTGTAATTCTCCTATCGCTGGCCGTTTTAGGTTACATGATCGGGGTCGAAGTCGGCCTAGATCGTGGCCACCGCGTTGGTTTTGACTTAGGCAAACGCCAGGTCAGCCGCGAAGTCACCTCACAAATCAATACCTGGGCCACCGAAATTAGGGGGATAAGTGAAGCCATCAAAACGCTTAAATAGAAACACCGTCATTATTAGCCCTGATTCTAAACAAACCAGCAGGCTCGCAGCCCTTCACGCCTTGCCATATTCTGGCTCAATCAGGCACCGAGTATATGAATTCATTGTAAGGCGGGGCGTCCTTGGGGCAACAGACCAGGAAATTGCGACTAACTTAAACCTTCAAGGCGATACAGTCAGACCAACTCGTAAGACCCTAGAGCAGGATTTGTTCGTCATAGATAGCGGGCTCACCCGCAACAACCACAACGGCAACGCCTGCATTGTGTGGCGCGCCAATATCGAAGGGCAATTATTATGAGTTTCAACCTGCAGGATTACACCACGGTTGCAGAGCGCATCAAGATATTCTGGGAACTACACCCCGAGGGCGCAATAACCACCGATTTAATAGACCACTCAAATCAACGCTTTATCGTCAAAGCGCGCTTGTATCGCAATTCGGCTGATCAGATGCCTTTTGCCACAGGCTACGCCCACGAGATAGTGGCTGAGCGCGGTGTAAACCGCGATTTCGCCCTTGAAAACTGCGAAACTTCAGCGGTAGGAATTGCCTGTAAGAACGCAGGAATTGGTACAGACAAGCATGCAATCAGCCGTGAGGAGGCCCAGAAGGTTGAACGCGTAAACGCGGCGCCACCTATCGCGCCTGAGAATGATTGGGAGGGTTTCATAGGTGGGCCACAACTACCAACTGAAAACCCAGACATCGAAACTTGCCCCCACGGAATGATGATCCTTAAAGAAGGCAAGGCCAAAGCCACTGGCTTGCCCTATTACGGATACACCTGCCCCGCGCCCGTAGTTCATTTACAGTGCCCTGCCAGGTGGTACAAACTAGGTGCTGACGGCAAGTGGATGCCTAAAAATGGGTGA